ATGACAGACATTCAAAAAATTATCAAAATTTTATTACCGGAACTTTTAGCTTTGATTGATGGGCAAAATAGTTCCGACTTACCGCAGAAAGGACTGGATAAAGGGAACAATACCAACACCTATTTTACATCATTGCGGTCGCACTCCCCTACGGGACAATGTTCTGCCGTCCATATAAACAGGAATTTTGCTTCCCCTGTATTACCTGATACAAGGGGCGCAAAATCCGCAATTTCTCTGAACGGCAGAACTATTGCGCAACAACGCAAAATAGGAGTTGATATTGTTCAAGAACAGAGCATTCATATTGTTGAAAAAGGAGTTGAAAATGATTGAAAGCGATGTTTTACGGCTGAACGATATGAGTGTTGGCGAGCTGAAAGAAATGTGGAGACAATATTTTGACAGCGAACCGATTTGGAAAACCAAACGGTTTTACATTCCAAGGCTCGCCTATCGGATGCAGGAACTGGCGTATGGTGGCGTGCCAGCGCATGTTAAAGATTTATTGTTGGGCAAAACGGTTCTGAAACGCTCGGAAACGGATGACACGGGCTTTTTGCCTCCGGTCGGGACACGTTTGGTGAAGACGTATAGAGGGTGTGAATACAACGTGATTGTGTCAACCGTAGGTTTCCAATTTGAAGGAATTTATTATAAAAGCCTGTCGGCAGTGGCGCAAAAAATAACGGGAAAGCGAATTTCAGGCCGCTTCTTCTTTGGCTTGGGAGAAAGTAAATGAAAACGATGCGATGCGCCATTTACACTCGTAAATCAACCGAAGATGGTTTGGCTAAAGAGTTTAACACGCTGGAAGCACAACGGGAATCAGGTGAAAATTACATTAAGAGCCAAGCCTATCAAGGCTGGGAGATAATCCCCACTCATTACGATGACGGAGGATTTTCCGGCGGCACCTTGAAACGTCCGGCGCTTCAGCAACTTTTAAAAGACGTTGAGGCCGGCATGGTTGATATGATTGTCGTTTACAAAATAGACAGGCTTACCCGCTCGCTGATTGATTTTTCAAAACTTGTCGAGGTTTTTGACCGTAACCAATGCTCTTTTGTTTCCGTCACGCAGAATTTCAACACTTATGATTCCATGGGACGGCTCACGTTAAACGTTTTGCTGTCTTTCGCCCAATTTGAACGTGAAGTTATCACCGAGCGCATTCGGGACAAAGTGGACGCTTCCAAGAAAAAAGGCATGTGGATGGGTGGTAACTTGCCCATTGGTTACACCACCATCAATAAAAAACTAACGATTATTTCCGATGAAGCGGCGATTGTGCGATTGGCTTTTGAAAAATATCTTCTTTTTCGCTCTGAAACAATGGTGGCGGAATGGCTTAATAACAACGGATACACCACCATGGGAAAAGGGAACGAAAAATTTACCCACGCGCGTGTGAGCAAGATGTTGAGAAATGTGCTTTACGTGGGCAAAGTTCCGCATAAGGATAAAGTTTACGATGGACAGCACGAGGCGATTGTGTCGCAAGAACTTTTTGACAAGGTTCAACAAATAAAAAAACAAAATCGAGCCGGACGACTCTCCCCCTCCCGTTTTGTGGAACACGCCCTTTTAAAAGGTTTTATTTACTGCGATTGTTGTCAGTCGGCAATGGTTTCCACAAAATCAAATAAAAAGAACAAAGTTTACGAATACTACACTTCGGCGAGAGCAGTCAAAGAAGGTTTTAACAATTGCCGCGTCGGAAGTGTTCCTGCCGGAGAGATGGATAATTTTGTATTGCGGCAGATGGCGCAAATTATTAAATCTCCCAAAATTCTTTCCGGACTGATTGAGCAGGCTAAAATTGCCAGACCGGATGTAAAAGACGTGCAAATCATCGACAAGATGAAAGATGGTGATGATTTTATGCATCATTTGTCGGCCATCACGCAAAGACAGCTTTTAATGCTGTTGATTAAAAAAGTTCGTGTTGATGTTGATCGTATCAAAATCATGTACACCGATTTGGCGATTGAGTTAATGGATGACGAATTTAAGGAACAGCTGTTTCCGAATAACATTGACGGCGAGGAAAACGAAGTAATGCACCGTGTCTGTCTAAGGAGAAAACGCGGCTCTCTTAAAATTTTCGCTCCGGAAAAATACAAACCGGACGAGAATAATCCCCTTTATTTGGCATTGATAAAAGCATTTGTTTGGCAAGATAAAATTAAAAAAGAAGGGTTGTTTATCGATGGCTTGGCTAAAAGCGAAGGTTTGAGCCGTGAATATGTCGGCAAGGTCTTGCGTTTGACTTATTTAGCCCCGGATATAGTGACGGCCATTATAGATGGAGTGTACCCAAAAACATTAAGCCTAAATAAGGTATTGGAATCGGAAATTCCAATTCTTTGGCGGGACCAGCGAATTAAATATGGATTTTCCGTTTGATTTTACACAGATTTTTACACAAGATGAATAAATAAAAAAACATTGGGCGCACATACTGTCAAGCGCAATTCTATTTAGAGTTGAATTTATTTAACATTGTTCATTTATAATTTAGGAAACACAATAAACCTCTAATCAATAGTTTAAGAGGTTTATTTTATGAACTCAAATATTTTTAGCGGACTACCCGAGTATGTCCGCATAACAATCTTGTCGCAAATTCGAAGATTGTTGTCAACCCCGTTGTTTTCCTATGAAGATCGAGAAGATATTTTGCAAGACCTGCTGTTGTTCTATTTGAAGCGGTTTTACGAAGTTCCCGACGCGGATGAAGCCTTGGTGGTTCACGCTGTCAAGCGATACGCCTCGGACTTGTTAATTAAAAGATATCAGCGCCGCGATTTCTTATACTCCTCATTGGCCGATTATGATGCCGATGAGGAGTTTTCTTTTGCGGAAAACACGGATGCGAGGCTTGTTGTCGAAGACATTGCCCGATATGCCGAGCCTAAGGAAATGGAATTTATCGAGCGTGTTCTTTTGGGAGAAAGCATCGAGCAAATATCCAAGGATTTGCGTGTCAGTAAAAAGACCATTTATAAGTTTTTTGAAAAAGTGCGAAAAAAACTAAAATAATGGAAACGGTTTTTGATTTTTTCCGGGTGTTCCTGTTGTCATTAACAAATTTTGAAAGGAACACCCATGAAAAATAAAGAACGTCCGGTTTACATCACGGAAGAAATTCGCAAAATTCCGGTCATTTATCTTTTGGAACTGGAAATGTCCGCTCTCAACCGTTTGGAACGGCAAATCAGCGAAGAAGTCCGCCGCACCAGTCTTGCTTTGGAGTGGATACAGGGCATTAAAAATATCAAAAAGGCCTCTAAGGACGGAGGGCAAAATGGATAAGAAGACGTCATTTGTTTTGTATCCGGCGGATTTTCTCGCCGCTGTGCATAATTTTAGGAAAAACGAGGTGGCGGATTTGATAATCGCGCTGTGTGAAACAAACTTTTACGGCGGCGTTTCTTTTAAAATGTCGGGGCTTGTCAGGCAACGTTTTGAAATGCTTCAGGAAACAATTGAGAAAAATAACGCCAAATATTTGGAAATGCGTGAAATGCGGCAAGCCAACGGAGCGAAAGGCGGAAGCAAACGCCAAGCAAAATTGAAGCAAAGCTCTAGCAAAACGCAAGCAACCACCACGACTTCCCCATCAGATGAGTCGGAGAAGGAGAATGAATCTGTAAATGTAAATGATTCTGGAGAGAAAGATAAAGCGGTGGAAAGTGTGGATAAACAGGAATATGTCGGCGCACCGAGCGTGGATGAGGTTGCGGCGTATGCGAAAGAAAGCGGTTACACAATCGATCCGGTTGCCTTTGTGCGCTGGAATGAGGAACGTGGTTGGATGAACGGCAAAAAATATATTGCTCTCGATTGGAAAAAGGCTGTCCGAAAATGGTTTTGCAAAGAAAACGGACTGGAATTTTCCGAGATGGAAACAATGGCCGATATCTGCGCGGATATGCTGGGCAAGGTAAAGGCGGTGCAAAATGACTGACGACACCATTGAAAAAATCAAAGATGATTTGGAAACCGCCGCTTATGTCGATCGTTTGTTACCTCCGGTTCGTGCGCCGAAATATCGATGCTGTATGCCGGAGATTGTTTACACGCCGCAAGAAATGATTTTCATGGAGAAGAAACCGCTCAAAATTCGCCCTAATCAGGAGCAAATCGCTTTATGGGAACGTGTGGTTTTAGAGTGGTTGCCAATTTTAGCCGTTGATGAGCGCCGTCTCGTTTGGAAGCGTGCCAACCGAATACCGTGGAAACTTTTGTGCCGCGAGTTTGGTGTTTCTCGGCAAATGTTGGCTGTTCGTTACGATAAAGCTCTCATAAAAATCCAATATGGGCGCAAAAAATGTCATTGACATCTTCGGGGTTTACATTTCGCTAAAATACCCTTATAAAATCAGGTATAATCAGGGATGAGGTATGAAATCATCCCTTTTCTTATGTTTTTTTATCGTCCGCCGACCTCGCTGTTTGCGGGCGTTTTTTTATGCAAGAAAGGAAAGCAGATGAAGAAAACGGCGGAAGCGGTGTCGCTCGGACATCCCGATAAAACTGCGGACTACATATCAAGTTATATTTTGGATCGGATGATTGCTCAAGATCCGGAAGTCAAATACGCCGTTGAGGTTATGATTAAAGACAACACCGTTGTTTTAGGTGGTGAGATTAAAGGCAACGTGGACTTATCCAATTTGGAAGAGTTTGTCAAAAATGCTCTCCGTGAAATCGGCTATGATGAGCTTTATGCCGACCGTTGGGGAAATTATGCGATTGACGTTCGCCGACTAAACATTATCAACCTTATCGGTAAACAGTCTTCAGAGATTACGCAAGGCGTTGCAACCGGTTGGGGTGATCAGGGTGTGTTTGTCGGTTATGCCTGCAAAGGTGACGGGCTAATCAGCAAAGAACAATATCTCACGCGCCTGCTTAACAATGCTCTTTATATCAAAGCAAGGGACAGCAAAAACCTCGGAATTGATATTAAAACACAGATTACACTAAATGACTTTGACCATATTGAAACCGCGGTGGTTGCAATTCCTATGCTTGTTCCCGAGGACTTAACGGTTTTTATTGTGCAGACACTTGGAGAAATACCGGATAATCTGATTGTCAACGGTACGGGAACGTTCAAAACTCATTCTTCCGTTGCTGATTGCGGCGTGACCGGGCGCAAGCTTGCGTGTGATTTCTATGGTACATCCGCCCCGATTGGCGGTGGTAGCCCATGGACGAAAGACGGCAGTAAGGCCGATGTAACCTTAAACCTATATGCTCGTAAACTGGCGGTGCAATACCTTGCTGATAATGACGAGTGTTTTGTTTATCTTTCCTCATGTATTGGTCGGTTTGAGTTGCCGAGTGCTGTTGTCAAAACTTTTAAAGATGGTATTTGCAATGTGCAAAAATTGCAAATTATGAAGAGACCATCAGAGATTATTGCGGAGCTTGGGCTGAATAAACCGGTGTTTGCGGAGTTATGCCTAAAAAGTTTATTTTCTTGTTGATATTATTTAACTTTGATTCTTCTTTTTGTTATCTCATTGGTAAGATGTATAAATATGATAATTAATGAGAAAAAATATGATAATATCAAGTAAACATATTCAGGCGTCGGAAAATAATATTTACACAAAGTTAAGTGCTTTATTTTCAGATAAGCCTTATATCGAAATTACGCCATTGCAGTCAGATTTGTTTGATTCTATTTGTGGTTCTAGGAAACTTTTAGGGAAAAAGATTGCAGAATATCCTGATCATTCAATATCTTTTTTTATTGCCCTAATTAAAGAAGGAGAAGCTGCTACGGTAATAAATCAACAAAAAGAAATTGAAGAAATTACTGCTCCAGATGGTTCTGAATATTTTAATCAGGCGGCAATTATTAATCTTTCTAATGATACTATATATTATGCAACTATTGATCGGTTTAGTGAATATGACATTAAACATTTTTTACAAAAAGCCTTAAATATTACTACAGGTATTGATTTTATTAATATTGCTGATGAACAGGCACTAAAAAAAATTGCACGTTATGGCGTTAATGGAATAGATTTAGAATTGCTTTATAATCAGGCATACATAGATAATATGCGAGCACGCACTGAGAATAGAATAACGTCTGCAATACGAGATTTTGCAACGCATCTCTGTGGATTTAATGACAAGTTATGTGACGCTAATTATAGTAATGGTTTAAAAACACGTTTTAGCATTAATAGAACATCTATTCCTCAGAAGGATAAAAAACAGCACAAAAATGAACTGATAAATTATTCAGATGAAGCATTGAAAGTAATGGCTTCTGATTTATGTTCTGATAGTAACCTTGGAAATGATATTAAATTTAAGATACGGTTAAAAAATGGTGGGGGAAAAATTACAGATTCATCCCTATATCTTGCACGTGATATCTGTATTAGCAGAGGACGGCAATCTTATAATGAAATGCTCTTGCAGATAAATGCTGCAATTCTTAAATTTAAAGAGCAAAATAAAGAATACCTAGCATCTCTAAAGGAGTAGTAATGAAATTTTTTTTGACAGTAGTTGTCGGGATAATATTGTTGAGTATATTTTTTATTCCGAACGGATATTTTACTCAACTTTTCACAGATAAAGAAAACACGACTAGTGCAATAGGAAATTTATTAACTATTATCACTTTTTTAGCTGGTTTTATTTTAGTTATTTTGCCAATGAAAATAGATGCTTCCCGACAAAAGAAGACTGTACAAACACGGCTTCATACTTATTTAATTAAGAGAAATCGTTTTTTAACAGTTCTATTTTTTTTATTTTTGATTGAAATGGTTTTATTAGCTATGCTGTTATTTTCTATGCAGTTTTGGGTGTTGAAGGTAGCTTTTTTTCTTTTAGGTATTTTGATTGTTTCTGTTATCCGACTATTCTTTATAATCAGAGAATATGTAGAATATTCTGAGTAAAGGGTCCTTCCTGGACTTCGATCGTATGCGGGGACGCAAGCCGCGGCGCATTTCTAGCGTAGCGGCTTTTTGTTTACTGGTCGCCCCATTCTTGAAACCCTTGATATACAAGGCGTTCAGAGGTGTTTTATTTTTATCGGCTGGTCGGCTTTAATTCTGGCTGGTCACTTCAGCTTTTTTATGGAGAATTTTATGGAATTTCAAGAGAATTATCCGGTGGATAAGCTCATCCCATACGCACGTAATTCACGCACACATAATGACGAACAGGTTGCGCAAATCGTGGCGAGTATCAAGGAGTTCGGTTTTACTAATCCAATTCTTATTGGAGCGGATGATGTGATTATTGCCGGACACGGGCGTTTGCTTGCCGCTCAGCGTATGGGGCTAAAAGAAGTTCCGATTGTTCGGTTGCCGCATTTGACCGAAACGCAACGGCGCGCGCTCGTTATCGCCGACAACAAAATCGCTCTTAACGCCGGATGGGACGAGGAAATGCTTGCTCTTGAAATGAAAGAGCTTGGCGATATGGACTTTGATTTAGACCTGTTGGGCTTTTCATGGGACGAACTAAAGGAACTAGAAGCGTTCGGAGAGCCTGAATCAAGCGGCAACACCGATGAGGACGAAGTTCCCAAAGTGCCTGAGGAAGCCGTAACCAAACTCGGCGATATGTGGATTTTGGGCGAACACCGTCTGCTTTGCGGCGATACAACAATGGTTGATGACCTTAAGAAGTTAATGGCTGATGACACAGCAGCGATGATTTTTACCGATCCGCCATATAATGTAAATTATGGGGCAACGATGAAAGACAGCTTGCGTTATCATGCCGGGACGCTTGGTGGTCGCAAAATTATGAACGACAACCTCGGCGATGGCTTTGCGCAATTTTTGACCGACAGCCTTTCCAACCTTATGATGTTTAACAAAGGTGCCGCTTATGTTTGCATGAGTTCTTCCGAGTTGCACACGCTTTACTCTTCTTTTGTCGCCGCCGGTGGCAAGTGGTCGACCTTTATCATCTGGGCAAAGAACACATTTACACTCGGTCGCGCAGACTATCAACGGCAATATGAGCCAATCCTCTATGGCTGGAGTGCTGATAAGAAACATTATTGGTGTGGTGATCGGGACCAGTCCGATGTTTGGGAATACAACAAGCCCATTAAAAATGATTTGCATCCGACAATGAAACCGGTGGAACTCGTGGAACGCGCCATTAATAACAGTTCAAAGGTCGGGGATATTGTTTTGGATGGTTTCGGCGGCTCTGGTTCTACACTTATTGCGGCCGAAAAAACTCGGCGCAAAGCACGTTTAATGGAGCTAGACCCGAAGTTTTGCGATGTGATAGTGCGGCGTTGGGAGGAATATACCGGCAAAAAAGCGGAGCTTTTTCAAGATAATGCGGAAAGTTCGGATATTGATGCAAAATTAACTGGATAATCAAGAAAATCCAAGCATCATTGTCTTGTAAGCGGTGGTGAGGTGCTAACGCATTGATTTAAGAAAGGAAAGTTAAAATGAGAAATGGAATTAAATATCCGGAAATCCACGTGCAATTAATTGGATACGATAGCAACGCTTTCGTTATCCTCAGCAGATGCTTGGAAGCGATGCGCAAAGCTGGATTAAGCCAAGAAGAACGAGAAGCATTCCGTAAGGAAGCCACCAGCGGAAATTATGACCATCTTCTTGCCACCTGCATGGAATGGTTCGACGTGGATTAACATAATCGGCGGGGCGGCAATGTCCCGCTACTTAATGAATGTTTTAGATAAAGGAAAAGAAAATGGCTAAAAATATAAAAACTCGTCCCGGACAAAGAGATGTTGTTGATGAGTTGATTAAGCATGAATTGGTTAAACTTGATGAGATTTTAAATGCCTTGGAATATTTAGGGATAGTCAAGTTACCTTGCAAGGGATTTTTATCAGAAAGCAATGGCTGGAGCTGGTTTGAAGCTGATCCGCCACGAGAAGAAAAACTTCGGGTTTTAGAGTATCTGAACTACAATATCAGTATGTTTTAATCAAAAGCTACGGTGGGTTAAAAAAGCCCGCCTTTTTCTTTCCCCAAATAGTGCATTTTTAATGCGGAATTGACTGGACTTCCTTGTCTTTCCAAGCATTCATTGTGTTGTAAGCGGCGGCATGGTAGCCTAAGCAAAAACTTAAAGAAAGGAATTCAAAATGATTACGATTTTAGAAACGGAAAATAAAGACTGGGGATTTTGGGGAACGGGTAAGAATTACCTCAAGCGCAAAAAAGATATTACAAAATTATGGAACGAAACAGCTAAACTGATCCAAAAGAACTCTGGACTTACTCCTGAAGAAACACAAAAATTGATGGATAGCCGCTGGGGAAGACACACCGCAGACAGTTATATGGAGGAAATCAGCACAAATGTAGAGACCTTTATTAAAACGGCTGATCGCCGGTTAACTAAAGACCGCCTCATTGAGGACTATCGGCATTATGTTGACGAGCACGCTTACCCAAATCCAATTCCGCAGAAATATCACGATTTTTGTAAAGAGCTTGAAAAATTAAGCCGCAAATACGGGATTGTCATCCAAGCGGTCGGTGGCGTTAGATTTAGCACCGAGAATTTTAACGGGTACAATCCTGACTTGGACAGCTGCGATTTAATACCTGAATGGGAAGATTAACTTAGCCTCGACGGGGCGGAAACGCCCCGCAACTTTCTTTCAAAACAATGCAGAATTGACTGGACTTCCGCGCTTTTCCAAGCATTCATTGTGTTGTAAGCGGCGGCACGGTGGCCAAAGCAAAAACTTAAAGAAAGGAATAGTAAAATGATACCAATTACCTCAAAAGAACCTAGACTGGTTATTGAACCGAAAAATGTTATAGACGAGCTTATTTACCGAGAACTCTCCAAGCTCTACGAAATCTTGCAAGTGCTGGAAGATTTGAAAATTGTGGTGCCGGACAAAGATTGTGCTTTGTCCGAAAGCGATGGTTACTGCTGGATGGAGGACGATCCGAGCATCGAAGAAAAGAAGCGGGTTTTAACCGCTCTCGGTTACGATGTGAGTATGCTTTAATAACCACGGCGGGGTGGAAACACCCCGCCACAAAGCCATAAAAAGCCCCAAATATTGGGACTTTTTGCCGTTGTAGAAATTTGGCTACCGAAATCCTTTCTTGCATTTCTTCAACGGCACGGAAAACGAGGTCAAAAGCCTCGTTTTCTTTTTTCTTAAATATTGCGGTTTGTTGCCGAATAAATGGCGTTCGTGCACCTGAAATAAAATTGTGCGGCATATTGTACGCTTTACAACTTATACTTTTCTTTACATTTCAAGGAGACATATGAGAGTTTTAAGCCTATTTGACGGCATTTCCTGTGGGCGTGTCGCGCTGGGACGCGCCGGTATTGCGGTGGAGTGCTACTATGCAAGCGAGATTGATAAATACGCGACAGCTGTATCGCAAAAAAACTATCCCGATATTATTCGGCTCGGTGATATTCGGAATATTGATTTTACGCAATTCATCGGAAAAATAGATTTGATTATCGGTGGAAGTCCCTGTCAAGATCTCTCTATTGCTAAGCAAAACCGACAAGGCTTGTCTGGTGAACGCTCTGGATTGTTTTGGAAATTTGTGGAGGCGGTAAAGATTATTAAGCCAAAATATTTTTTGTTGGAAAATGTTGCCTCAATGAGTACGGAAAATCGTGCGATTATCAGCGACGCTCTTGGTGTCGAGCCTGTTCTTATCAATTCCGCCCTTGTTTCGGCGCAACAACGCAAAAGGCTTTATTGGTGTAATTGGCCTGTCGAGCAGCCAAAAGATAAAAACATTTATTTGAAAGACATTTTGGAAAGCGGGCTTCCATACACGGACAAAAGCTATTGTTTAACATCAAATTACAACGGGGCCTATTTTAGTCACGGCGTTATCACAAAGCAACGCTCGATGGTGGCGGAGCCGCTTTTAATTGCTGAAAACACTAAAAAAGGATACACGGAAATAAATGCCGGAGAATGTTTTGACAACTCTTTTCCGCAAAGCTTGACGCGCCGAGGTAGAAAGATGGATAAAAAATCCAATTGTCTGACTGCGATGTTTCCGAGTGTTTTTCAATACATCGGATGCGCCCTCAGGTCTCGTCATCACGTTAAACAATTGGAAGTTCGTAAGGATAACAAGGCAAACGCCATGACATCTGTTACTACCGATAGTATGGTTTGTGGCGGTATCGGCGTAAAAAGTGTTAATAAATTTCAGGAAATACAAAAATTTAATCCAGATAAATCTGACGCGTTGATTGCCGGATATTACAAAGCTCCTTTTAATCAGCAAGCCACAGGCGTTTTTACGCCGCTTGTCATTGGAGCGTGTGGCAAGCCTTGCCAAGGCAACAGGGTTTATTCCGTTCGTGGCAAATCGGTTTGTTTGTCGGCCAATGGCGGTGGCAAAGGAGCAAAAACTGGACTTTATAAAATAGATTTGCCCGATGGCGACTATTATGTGCGCAAATTAACACCGATTGAGTGCGAGCGGTTACAGACTTTGCCAGACGATTATACGTCCGGAGTTAGCAACACGCAACGCTACAAAATGATTGGCAACGGTTGGACGGTTGATGTTATCGCCCATATATTTAGGGAGTTTAAACGAGAACACGAAGAAAAAAAGCGCGGTTTTTATACCGCGTTTTTTGATTAGTCATTTAGCAGAGGTGATAAACGGTATTTTCTAATTCCCTGATCTTTTTCGCTAAATAGTGTGTATTCCTTATGTTTTTTCGCATAGGTGGATAATGCGCCTCTGACCGAATTGACAAGCCATCCTGTGGCTTCCGCCAGTTCTTCAAGCGTTGCGCCGTTTTCACGGGTTAACAACTCGACCATTTTTTCGGTCTTATTGACTTTTAATGGTGTAACCGTGGTTTCGGGACTATCTTGAGCTTCAATAATAACGTCCGGGATTATTGTTGTTTCGGAAACTGTCGGCGTTTCCACAGGTTGAGGAGTTACAATTTTTTTAGATTTAGTTTTTGATTTGCTTTTTGTGGTTTTCTTTTTTGATGTCGTCATTGTGATATCCTTTCATTAATTGTTAATTTACAAGTCAATGAATGCTTGGAAAAGCTTGGAAGTCCAGTCAATTATTGCAATTTAAGGAAAATAAATGGGGCAAAAAGTATCACTCAGGGAATATGCCAGAATGCGTGGTGTGCGGCTGAACGCGGTGCAGACGGCGATTAGTTCGGGACGTATCCATAAAACGGCGGAAGGAAAGATTGACGTTGACGAGGCCAACAAGGAATGGTTTATGAATACCGATCCCGCCAAAAGCCGCAAAGCTGATCCGCTTTTTGAGGGAGCAACCGAGACTCCCAAAGCGGGAATGTCCAGTTTTCAGCAAGCCAAAACCGCCGATATTTATTATCGGGCGATGCTTGCCAAAGCGAAACTCAAAATGATAACAGGAGAAACAATTGACCGCAAAAAGGCAGGAACTCACGCGTTTAACCTCGGCCGCTCGCTACGGGATTTGTTTATTTCGTTTCCGACACGCTATGGCGCTTTGATTGCGGCGGAATTGGAGACCGATGAACACAAAACAATAACGGTGCTTGATGAATATGTCCGAAAACTTCTATCCGAAAGCAGAGACCTTCTTGATCGAGAACTTTAAGGCGGCAAGCTATATTGAGGATGAGTTTTTCAAAGGCGTTGAACCAGACAGCTACATGTCGGTTTCCGACTGGGCGGACGAATATCGGGTGTTGTCTTCTAAATCGGCTTCCGAACCGGGACGATGGCGGACAGCCCGCACGCCTTATTTGCGGGAGATTATGGATTGTTTGTCGCCTAAAAGCCCAATTCAAAAGGTTATTTTTATGAAGGGGGCGCAAATTGGCGGCACCGAGTGCGGCAACAACTGGCTCGGCTACATTATGCATAAGGCACCGGGACCGATTATGGCGGTGTCGCCCACGGTCGAGATGGCCAAAAGAAACTCCAGACAACGCATTGATCCGCTGATTGAGGATTGTCCGGCGTTAAAAGGAATTGTCAGTTCGCCTCGCTCTCGAGATAAAGGCAACACGATGCTTTCCAAAGACTTTCAGGGCGGTGTTTTGGTGATGACGGGGGCGAACTCGGCGGTGGGATTGCGTTCGATGCCCGCGCGTTATTTGTTTATGGACGAGATTGACGGCTATCCTCAGGATATTGACGGCGAAGGTAACCCGATTTTGCTGGCGGAACGGCGCACGGCGACTTTCAGCAAGCGCAAGAAGATATTTCTTGTTTCCACGCCGACTATTAAAGGCTTGTCTAACATTGAACGAGAGTTTGAGAACTCCGACAAGCGGTATTACTTTGTGCCGTGTCCTTATTGCGGCGGTTTTCAAAAACTGGAATGGGTGCAAATCCGTGCCGAAGACGGCAATGCCCAGTACGAGTGCGTTCATTGCGGCAAACTGATTGGCGAACATTACAAAACCCAAATGTTGGCGAACGGCCATTGGCAAGCGACCGCGCCAAGCGATGGCTTGACGGCGGGATACCATCTTTCCTCGCTTTACTCCCCTGTGGGGTGGCTCTCATGGAAAGAGTGCGTTGATATTTTTGAGAAAACTAAAACAAATCCGAGTTTAACGCAAGGGTTTCGCAACACTATCTTAGGCGAAACTTACGAGGCGGAAAGCGATGCGCCCGAATGGCAACGCCTGTATGAAAAACGTGAGACTTATCCAATCGGCACAATTCCGATGGGCGGATTATTCTTAACCGCTGGCGTGGATATTCAGAAAGACCGCATTGAGTGCGAGGTTGTGGCTTGGGGGCGCAATAAACAAAGTTGGTCGGTGGAATATTTCGTGCTGGATGGCGACACCGCCAAACCCGAAGTGTGGAAACAATTGGAAAACGTGCTTAATCGGGATTATCCACATGAAAGCGGCATCACGCTGCCGATACGGGTGATGTGCGTGGACTCAGGCTATGCGACACAAGATGTTTATTCGTTTGTGCGGCAGTTTAGCCAAGCGGTTTGGGGCGGTGGCGGCGCAAAAGCGAGCCAACCGCGCACGGTGGTGGCTATCAAAGGACAAAGCCGCGACACGGCGATGCTCCTGTCAACATCCAAAGCCGACACGAAAAAGAAAGGCTTAAAGGTGTGGAATGTTTCCGGTCCCGTGATTAAGACCGAACTGTATCGGTGGTTGAAAATGGAGCGTGTCGGCGAAGATGCGTCCATTTTTGGGCAATGCCACTTTCCACAGTATGCCGAGGAATATTTCAAACAACTGACTTCGGAACGACAAGTCATCAAAATCAGCAATGGTTATCCGAAATCGGTTTGGGAGAAAGACCCTTTGCGCCGTAACGAAGCGTTGGACTGCCGAGTTTATGCCCGTGCCGGTGCGGCTATTTACGGTTTAGACCGAATGAGCGAGAAAGGTTGGCTTGAACTGGAAGCTCTTATTCCATCCTCTCCGGAGGTTAAGCCGAAGAAGAAACCGACACGTTTTATACAAATGCAACAAACAAAGGTGAATGATCCGTGGCTGTAGATATCAAAACACTAAAAATCAGGCTTATTGAGGCCGAAGATGCGTACCACCAATTGTTGATCGGGACAAAAGAAGTCTCGGTCAACGTGGGGAATTTCGGCTCGGTTAGCTACAATCAAACGAGCCGAACCGCATTGGAAGCCTACATCTCAAGCTTAAAATCGCAGATTGCGACAGCTGAAGGGACAAATGTTGGGAGAAGACGGATTATAAGAGTGAGTTTTTAGTCGTCTTTAGGAAAAGTAACTATGATTTCAGTTCTTCCTAAAATATCCACCTCTCTCTTAACGCCATTATTTTCACTTCCGAAAATAATTTTAATTTTCCCGTCTAGAGAAGATAAAGATAAATCAAAAATTCGCTCTAATGGATTGGGATGAGAACCATTTTTATCACGTTCACTACTATCTATTAAGATATTTGTATCTCCTGCTGATAAGATTCTCAATCCTCTGTTTTCAGGCCAAGAGTTTCCATTGAGCAATTTTGCAAACACTTCTTGCAATCGGATGGTTAATACTACTTTACACATAAAAACTCCGTTTCAAATATAATTTAATAACAGGGCATATACTGTTTTATAAATTTAATCAAGGAAAAATATGACAGACACATCACATAAAGCGGCATCACAGACGTTGCGAGAGATTGCCTCGTGGCAACCGGGACGAGGTTCGGCGGATAGCGATTTATTGCCGGAACTCTCGACAATGGTGGCACGTTCGCGCGATTTATCCCGCAACCACGGGATTGCCAGTGGAGCGATGCAAACGCTTGCTGATAATATTGTCGGCACGGGATTTCGCCTATCCGTCAAGCCTGACTACAAGCTTTTGGGCAAAACCAAAGAATGGGAGGAAGAATGGCAAGCCAAAGTTGAGGGGTTATGGCGAAGCTGGGCGGAGACGTTTAACTGTGACGCAGGCAAAAATCTTAATTTTCACGGATTAACGACACAGATTTTCAAGTCTTGTCTGATTAATGGCGAGGCTTTGGCGTTGGTTTTGTGGTTACCTGAACGATCGGTTGCGACCGCCATCCAGCTTATTGAGCCGGACAGACTTTCCAATCCGAACAACAGTACCGATACAAAAACGTTGCGCGGTGGTGTCGAGATTGACAAGTTTGGCGCGCCGATTGTCTACCATATTTTAAAAGAGCATCCGGGCGATTATTGGTCGTCAAGCTTGCAATGGGAGCGTGTTTCGGCTTTCACATCATTTGGCAGACGGCGGATTTTGCACGTTCATGACATCAACCGTATCGGGCAAACTCGCGGCAAACCTATTCTGTCCTCGATTATGCCGATGTTTAAGATGCTTGACCATTATGAGCGGTCGGAACTTCAGGCGGCTATTGTCAATGCGATGATTGCCGCTTTTATTGAAACGCCGATGGGTGGTGAAGAACTTAACGAGCTGTTTGGAGGTTCAAGCGATGATTACCTCAACGCTAAGAAAGACTGGCAAGTTAAGCTTGAGGGCGGCTCCATCATTCCTATCTTCCCCGGAGACAAGGTCGCTCCGTTTACACCATCTCGTCCAAATTCGGCATACGGAAGTTTTGTGGAGAATTTGCTTCGGCATATCGGCACAGGCTTAAATATTCCGTATGAATTGCTGTTAAAGGACTTTTCCAAAACCAACTACTCTTCGGCAAGGTCGGCACTTTTGGAGGCGTGGCGGTATTTTAACGGACGGCGACAATGGCTGGCGGATTATTGGGCTACACCTGTTTATGAGCTGTGGCTTGAGGAAATGGTCAACAAAGGCTTGGTTGACGCTCCTGATTTTTATGCAAACCGCTATGCTTACACCCGTTGCAAATGGATTGGCCCCGGACGCGGTTGGGTTGATCCGGTCAAAGAGGCGCAAGCCTGCCAACTTCGTATGGAGATTGGGCTTTCAACCCTTGAAAACGAGTGTGCCTCGCAAGGGTTGGACTGGGAGGAAGTGGTCGAACAACGGGTTCGGGAAAAGAATAAATTTAAGGAAATGGGATTGATAAATGAAAATAGTATGTTTATGAACAAAAATATTGAATAAAAAATATATTAGTATATTCTTTTTCAAAAATAAATTTATAGGAAATGACGATGTCTCAGTCCCCTTTTTGCTTATTTATTGATACAAGTGCTTATCTAAAATCTAAGTTAGATTTTTCAGATGCTATTTTTACTAAATTAAAACTGTTGATTGAGGAGAAAAAAGTTCATGCTTTAACATCGTCTATTGTTACAAAAGAACTTAGAAAACATATTGAAACCTCAGTAAGAGACAATTACAAAAAAATTAGCTCAGTTTGTGAAAAAATTGATAAGCTTTCATCGAATTTATCGCCGGAACTTAGAAAAATTATCAATATTCCTACTTTAGACTCTTTTTTAGATCAAGATTTAGAACTTTTTGATCAGCAATTCCAGCTTTTAGAGAGTGAAGTTTTAGATCACAACATATTAGATATTAATGTAGTTTTTGATAATTATTTTGAAGGTACTCCCCCTTTTTCTGAAAAAAAGAAAGAAGAATTTCCCGATGCTATAGTACTTAACACAATCTTATCTACCGTTGGAAAAAATGATTGTCATATAATTTCAACAGATCCAGATTGGAAAAATTTCTGTGAACTTTATGACAATTTAATTTATTATGATTCTATAGGCGCATTTATTAATTACTGTAATGAACAAGGTGTTGCTGTTACCAAGGAAATTCAAGATGGAATAAAACAAAAGAAAAATGACATTATAAATTATATTCAAGAACAAATCAAAGATTCTGAGCTATCTGTATCTCTTGATTTTAATATAGCGGATGAGATTGCAGAAATTATATCAGAGGTGGAGTGTGCCTATGAATCGGATTTCAATGTTATTGATATTGATGAAGATAAGCGCAGTTGCACTATTGATGTTAACTGTCTTGTAAGCTTTATGGTAAATGTTACAGGTAATGATTATAACACGGCTCTTTATGATAAAGAAGATAACTCATGGTTTTTTATAGATGATGTTAATTTAGATATTTCTATAGAAAGAAAATTTAATATTCAAATTACTGCTTCTTATAACTATGATGAAAATCATAGACTATATTTAGAAATTGATGAAATTGATGGGGTTGATCCAATTACAATAGAATATACAGATTACGATTCTGATTATCCTCTTTATAAATAAGGAATGTATATGGTTAAAGCCTTCTATTATATAAGATAGGAGGCTTTTTTTCATATCTGAAAGGAAATTAATGAAAATACTCAACAAAACAATCTGGGCGATAACGCCGGAGATGATGGGAACGATGGCGGAGATAGCGAGAGAAAGTCGCAAAACACCTGAAGCCATAGCCCGAGAGATGGGCAGAGAGATGAAAGACACAAACGCCGCCTCAATCAGAGACGGCGTTGCTGTTATTAAGGTGTCCGGGCCTTTGTTTCGGTATGCGAATTTAATGACACGGATTTGCGGGGCTACTTCTTATGAATTACTGGCGCAAGACTTTAATAAAGCGGTGCAAAACCCGAATATTAAAGGAATTTTGCTTGATGTTGACAGTCCGGGTGGTGAGGTAAACGGATGTTCCGAGCTCTCTGATATGATTTATCAGGCACGAGGCACAAAGCCCATTATCGCATACGCTTCAGGAGCTTGTTGTTCCGGTGCTTATTGGATTGCCTCTGCCTGTGACAAGATTTTGGCGGCGGATACTGCTATTTTGGGTTCTATCGGTGTCGTTTCTATTTTTGAAAAGGATGACGAGGATAAAACAATAGAGATTGTGTCCTCGCAAAGCCCTAACAAACGGCCGGATATCAACACCGAAGAAGGTAAAGCCAAGATTCAAGCACGAGTTGATGAGTTGGCTGAGGTGTTTATCGCCAAAGTGGCACGTAATCGGGGAATTAGCGAAGATGATGTCGTTAACAACTTTGGCGCAGGCGATGTTTCGGTTGGACAACACGCTGTCCGCAATGGTCTGGCGGACGGATTATCCTCGTTTGAGGCAATTATTACAGACCTTAACCTTATGGAGAAAAAATTTATGAATGACACAATAATCTCGGCTGAGGACATTAAATCAGCTGAACGGGAGCGTATGGCCAAAGTTTTTGTAGCCGACATTTCCAAAGGAAAGGAAGCTACAGCGCAAATTCTGTTGGCCAAGACAGATTTGGATGCAACCGATATTTTGGAAATATTGGACACTATTCCAAGTTCCGCCAAAACAACGGACTTTGAAAAAGCGATGGCGATGGTTAAAAATCCGGATATTTCGCCATCTATTGAACCAACGGATGAAACATCCGAGGCGGTCGCTCAGCGTATTGCCTCTTTTGTTAGGGAGTAAGACATGACAGCACAAGGATTTACAGATCAAGGATCAACAACAGCGGATAACCTTTTTGCGGGAGAGTTTCCGAGAGTATCTATACTTGCCACAATTACCGGTGGCAAATTTGAACGAGGAGCAATTTTAGGAAAAATTACTGCCAGCGGGAAATGCACCAGCTGTACATCGGCGGCAACAGATGGTTCTAAGGATGTCTATGGTGTTTTGACGGAAACGGTCGATGCTTCCGCAGAAGATAAACAGGCTGTGGTGTATCTGTCCGGCGAATTTAACAGTGCGGCGTTAAGTGTTGGTGAGGGCTATACGGTTACCGGACTGGTTGACACTCTCCGTGCCAAGAGCATTTTTATTAAAAACAACCAACCTTATTAATCAGAAAGGCAAATAAATGGATGTTTTTTCAACTCAAGTGTTGTCAAAGGTGGTGGAACGGTTGCATACACCACCTTCTTTTTTACTTGATACATTCTTTCCGAATGTTCAAACCTCTGATAAAGAGGAAATCTTTTTTGATGTGACCGACAGCAAACCGCGCATTTCGCCGTTTGTGTCTCCGCTGTTGCCGGGCAAAGTTGTTGACGGCGGCGGATATCAGACCAAATCGTTCAAACCGGCGTATGTTAAGGACAAGCGCCGCTTTGACGCCAATATTCCCTATAAACGCGTTGCCGGTGAGACTATCGGCGGCTCGTTGTCTCCTGCTCAGCGTTATGAGCGGGCATTGGCCACTCATCTTAAAGACCAGTTGGACAATTTGACCCGCCGTGAGGAAGTTATGGCGGCAGAAATCCTGCGTACCGGCAAAGTAGTGGTTTCAGGAGACGGTTATCCGGCGCAAACGGTTAATTTTGGCAGAGATGAGGCTTTGACTAAGGCTTTGGCGAGTAGTGCCACGTGGGATAGTTCCGGGGTTAATCCGGTGGATGATTTGGAAGATTGGGCGATTACCATTCAGGATAAATCAGGCGTGGTTGCCAAAACTGTAGTGATGGATCCGCAAGCTTGGAAAATCTTCCGCTCTAACGAAACCGTGCAGAAATACTTGGACATTCGCCGTGGCACAAACAACTCCCTGGCCATTGATCCTGCCTTAAGGTCAGAAGATGCCAAAGCCCGCAATGTCGGCTCTATCGGCGATTTTGATATTTGGGTCTATAACGACACTTATATTAATGATGCCGGGGCTACAACCAAGCTGTTGCCGGAAAAGACGGTTCTGCTTGGTTCTCGTGAGGGTTTGGAAGGAACACGCTGCTATGGTGCTATCCACGATGAGAAAGCCAACTGGACGGCCAATCGGTATTTTACCAAGTCTTGGCTGGAAGAAGACCCGAGTGTTCGATGGTTGTTGCTACAATCTGCGCCGTTGGTCGTTCCGTATCGTCCGAATGCTTCTATGTGTGTAACCGTTGGTTAAGGAGGAATTATGAAAGTAAAAGCTCTGATAACGCTGACAGTCGGCAAGCAAAAAGATGTTCCGCCGGGGAAAATCTATGACCTTGGCGACGATGAAGCCAAACGCCTGATTGCTTTGGGATTTGCTGAACCGGTTAAAAGATCCCAAGCACCAGAACCGGCAAACAGCAATCAATCTGATGAGAAAGGATAGGAAGATGGTTCTTCCTCTGGAAAAAGCGGTTAACAGCCTGTTTACCCGTATGGGGCGGATAGGAAATTATAAGGGGCGGCAAGTTCTTTTTTTATTATCCGCCCCTGATGAGGTGGTTGGAATTGGGTTTGTCAAGGCGCAAACCCCAACCGCCATGCTTCAGCTTAGGGTTTCCGATGCGCCTGAATTACAAGTCGGAGATGAAATCATGGCTGATGATCGGGTGTTTCGCATCTCCTCTGAGCCAATGAAAGATATTCATAACCTGATTTGGACGGTGGAACTATGCGTTTAGACATAGCTTTACAGGGGAAACTCTCGGAATATTTGGAGAATGAGTACAAAAAAGGTGCGATTGCTGTTACGAAAGGCATAACCCATGCGACTGATGGCTTGAAAAACGCTATGCGATCGCAGGTTAAATCCTCCGGTTTAAGCAATCGGCTTGCCAACACTTGGCGAGGAAATGTTTATCCTAAAGGAAAAAAGAGCATTTCCGCTGCCGGTGTGGTGTATTCCAAAGTGCCGAAAATCATGGTCGGATTTGAATATCAGACGGTTATCCGCGGCAAAAACGGCTTTTGGCTTGCTATACCGACACCGGCTATACCTAAGAAAATCGGTAGTAAAAAAACAACTCCTGCACTTTATGAGAAAATAAAAGGCATACGACTTCGCTACATTTACCGCCCTAATCAAGCGTCATTATTGGTTCATGAGCAAAAGCGTAAAACAATTATCGCATTTTGGCTTGTTCCGCAGGTTAAAATGCCCAAATTGATACATTTTGAAACTGAGGGCGAAAAATGGCAAAAACGATTGCCAACCTTGATTTTACAGAATTGGAGAGATGATGAGTAAACGAGAGCAGATTTTACAGGCTTTATTCGAGAAGTTGCAAACATTAGAAAATATCCCTGTCAAACGCAATGAAACGTTGCCGCAGGTTATTCCAGAGGCAGGAATTGTAATGTTGCGTGATGGCAAGCAAGGTGAGCCGGAAATTATTTTATCGCCGCCAATTTGTATTTTCAAGCACGAGACCGAGGTTGAAGTTATTATTCAAGCGGCCAAACCGGAAGACCGAGACAGAAAGCTCGATGATGTTTTGGAGCAACTCGGTGTTTTATTGTCGTCTGATGTTACGCTGCGTGGACTGACCGACTATGTTTATCCCAAACCGCCTGAAATCATAGACGAGTATATCGAAGGTGCGCCAACTATAAAAGCGGCGGTTATTCCGGTCGTTTTGGAATATTCCACCACAAACGCCTTATTATAATAAGTATAGGAGAACACTATGAGCAGAGCATACGGCTGGAACGCCAGCCTTTTAATTGCCGAGGAAAGCAAGTATGGCATATTGCAGGAAAGCGGTTATCGGCAGATTCCTTTTATTTCCACATCGTTGGACAGTGAGCAAAGTCTTGCATCGTCCAATGTTTTGGGGCTTGGTCGCGACCCGACACAACCTTTTCAGGACGTTATCAATGTTGACGGCGATATGGCTGTTCCGGTGGATATGAGGAATATTGGCGTATGGTTAAAAGCTATTTTCGGAACGCCAACCACAATCGAGAACGAGGATGGCAGTTATTCACACGCTTTTGAAAGCGGCAAAACCTCTATTCCCAGTTATTCGCTAGAGGTTGGTCTGCCGGAAGTTCCGCAATTTATTCGTTTTATGGGCGTTCGTGCCAATAGTATTGCTTTTAACTTTCAACGTTCAGGCGAGGCGCAGGTTACGGTTAATTTGATGGCACAAGGAGAAAGTGGCTCGACCACCACAATCGCGGCAGAGCCGGAAATCTACGAATATACCCGTGTGTCGCAGTTTCAAGGATATATTAAAAGCGGCGGCAAGCTGTTGGCAAACATAACTTCGGCAAATGCGACCTATTCTAACAATCTTGAGAAAATCGAAACTATCCGCAACGATGGCAAGGTTGAGGCGATTGATTTGGGCGTAGCAAGCCTTTCCGGAAGTATTTCCGCTCGTTATGGCGATAACGAACTACTGGACAAAGCACGAGCTGGTACGCCGGTTGATGTCGAACTTGGCTATCAGCTTTCAGATAATCTGAAATTGGTTATTACCTGCCATGAAGTATATTTACCCAAGCCTAAGCGGTCGATTGACGGTCCCGGCGGTATTGAATGTTCTTATGACTTTCTAGGAGCAAAAGACCAGACACTTGGAAAAATGATGACTGTAACCCTTGTAAATGATGTGGAGATGTATTGATGTTAAGGTTAAAAATTAACAAAGAGCCATATTGGCTTGAGCTTGGCTACGGCGTGAAAGTTAAGGTTAAACCTTGCACTTCCGCCGTTTTTTATGAGGCAAAGGCTTATATGAACAGCAAGCTGGCAGAACTTGCAAAAGTTTATCAGACGAACAAAGTGGCCGGAATTACAAACGATACGGCGGCGGATATTGAAAACCCAGTAAAGCGTGAAGCTATGGCTGATAAATTTTTGCTTATTGGTTTGGGAATTGCCGGCATATTGGAATGGGATGGTGTAATGGAAGCGGATGTTGATAAACCTGCACCGCTGACAGAAAACAAGATTGACGAACTTTTTTCAAACTTTTGGGCGGTTGCGGAGAACTTCCGCCATCAGTATTGCGGATTGCAGGAAGTTTTGGAGGCAGAAAAAAACGCCTCCACGCCCGCGCCAAATGGCACTTTGGAGACGGGCGAAATTACTGCAACGGTTGCGGAGAAATCCAAAACTTCTGCCCGTTCCACAAGTGCCGATACACAGAAACAACCTTAGAAACCGATGTCGGCTATCAGGCTTGGGAGGTTTTGTTGAAACTTCCAGAGCCTGATTTATCTATGGCGTTGGATATTGCCAGAAACCTTAACTTTGATATGGAAATGATGTGCGAACTGTTGCCTGTTGGGATTGCAGGTATGGTTTCATCTCTAAGGAAAAATAAGGAATAAACTTTAAAAATTAGCTGTTTTTTAAAGTTTCATTCGTTAACCTAGTGCTAATTTAAGTGGATGGAGTCGCTATGTTAGAACCGGAAAATGACAGAATTGAGTATAAAGAGCGTTTGACAGACAATCTCGAGCGAGAGATTGTTGCTTTCTTAAATAATAAGGAAGGCGGCGAAATTTATATTGGCATTGATGATAATGGCGAAGCTGTTGGTGTTGAAGACTGTGATGCTCTTCAGTTGATTATCAAAGACCGCATAAAAGATAAAATTTGTCCTTCCGTATTGGGACTGTATGATATAAAATGCGTTGCCGTTGATGGAAAACAAGTCGTAAAAATCATTGTCGCTTCGGGTTCTGAAAAACCATACTACTTAAAAAGCAAGGGTATGTCGGAAAACGGTTGTTTTATAAGAATTGGCAGTGCCGTGCAGGCAATGCCCGCCAGGATGATTGAAGAATTGTATGCAACCAGAGTCAGAAAATCTCTCGCACGCATTGTTTCGCCTCGTCAAAAGTTATCTTTCGGTCAACTCGAAATTTATTATAAGGCAAAGGGGTGGACAATTAATGATCAATTTATTTACAATTTAGAGCTCTTAACGTCTGATGAGCAATTTAATTATGTTGCTTATTTGTGTTCGGATGAAAATGCAACAACATTTAAATTTGGTAAATATTCGAGTTTAAATAAATGTGATTTGGTTGAAAATGTTGAATATGGGCGACAGTCTATTATCAAAGCAACTGAAGAGATTTTAAGTAAGCTCAAAGTGGAAAATCGGATTTTTACGCAGATTACTTCCGCTCAGCGTATTGATACTCCGATGATTGATGAGCGTGCTTTAAGAGAAGCTGTTATCAACGCTATTGTTCATAACGATTATTCTTATGGAAATTATCCCGTATTTGAGATGTATCCTGATCGTTTGGAAATTACATCGAACGGTGGTTTGGGATATTTTGGTACTGAGGAGGAATTTTTTAGAGGACGTTCTAATCCTAAAAACAGAGAATTGATGCGCATTTTTAAGGATTTGGGATATGTCGAGGAAATGGGATCCGGTATTCATCGTATCTTAGAGAAATATCCAAGAAGTGTTTTTGAATTTTCTCAAAATTATATTACTGTTACATTTCCTTTTAATACTCCTGATAAAAAATCTGTCGTAGAAAATGTCGTAGAAAATGTCGTAGAAAATGTCGTAGAAAATGAAGAATGGATTCTTACTAAAATCCAGAGTAAAGACATCTTGTCAGCAAAAGACTACGCATCATTAGCAAATATTTCTCTTAGGACCGCACAACGGAAACTTGCTTTGTTAAAAGATAGAGGTAAAATTCGCCACGTCGGTCCCGATAAAGGTGGACGCTGGGAAGTTATAAAAAAATAATTTAATTAGTATCAAATGAACGCCTCGGCTTTAATGTCGGGGTGTTTTTTTATGGAAAAAAATGAGTACGGCGGCGAAGAAATTATCAATTCGGCTTGAGGCGGTGGGCGGAGATAAAGTTCGGCGGGAGTTTAAATCTCTCGGAGCTGATGGCGATCGGGCTTTTCGGCAGATTACGCAAGTCATTGCGCCTGCCAACGATAATTTAAAAGCCTTAGATGCAACCGCACGTTCTTTTAACGAGGTTATTCGGCAAGGAACGGCTCTGTTTGGAGCGTATCTCGGGTTTCAGGGGTTGAAAAACACCTTTTCGGCGATTTTTAATGCCAACAATTCTTTTGAACAGCTGTCCGGCTCGCTTAAAACTGTTACCGGTTCGGCCAAAGGCGCGCAAGAGGCTTTTGCGCTGATTGAGAAGTTTGCGATTGACACGCCTTATCAATTAAATGAAATCGTTGAGGCTTTTATTCGGCTTAAAGCTCTGGGATTAGAACCGTCCGAGGCGGCTTTGACCTCTTACGGCAACACGGCTTCGGCGTTTGGCAAAAACATTCTTGATTTTGTTGGAGCGGTGGCGGCGGCAACGGTCGGCGAGTTTGAACGGCTTAAAACTTTCGGCATCAAAGCAAAAGTTGTTAATGACGATGTGAGCTTCACATTTGCCGGCGTTACAACAAAAGTTAAGAAAAACGCCGCCGAGATTGAAAAATATCTTCGTTCGCTTGGCGATGTCAACTTTGCCGGCGCAATGGAAGAGCAGATGAAAACGATGTCCGGCGTTCTCTCAAATATTGAGGACGGCTTTGAGAAAATGTACCGCGACATCGGTAAAAACGGTCTAAATGACGCCTTAAAAGACACGTTTACGCAATTTAATGAACTGGTGGAAAAAAGCGGTAGCGCGGCGGCAACAATCGGCAAAACGCTGACTTTTGCCGTGAAAGCCGCCTCAAAGGCGTTTTTCACACTTGCGGAGAATGCTGATGTTTTATTAACCATTCTCGGCGCAAGGTTCGGCTCTACGGCTATTCTTGGCGGTATAACGGCTTTAAGGGCTAGTGTCGGCTATTTACAAGTGGCAATGACTGGGTTAAGTGTTTCAACAAAATCCGCCATTGCCGGTATTGTGATGATGAGCCGAGTTTCCAAATTGGCGGCGGCGCAAATGGCTCTTACGGCTACTGCCGCCGGGGTTTTGAAAGGCGCGCTCGCTCTTATCGGCGGCCCGGCAGGTTTGGCA